CATCACCCCAAGTCCAAAGAGTTCCATCAGTCTTGATTGCTGCACAATGTTGACTACCAGCACTCACTTGTTTCCAGTTGGTTCCACCAGCAAATGTGGTGACTGGAGTGGATTTATTGGTTGTAGTATCATTAGTTCCAAGTTTTCCAAAAGTTGCACTACCCCAAGTCCATAGAGTTCCATCAGTCTTGATTGCTACACAATGATAACCACCACTACTCACTTGTTTCCAGTTGGTTCCACCAGCAAATGTGGTGACTGGAGTGGATTTATTGGTTGCAGTATTATCTCCAAGTGCTCCTGGAGCTCCAAGACCTCCAACACCCCAAGTCCATAGAGTTCCATCAGTCTTGATTGCTGCACAATGATAACGACCAGTACTCACTTGTTTCCAGTTGGTTCCACCAGCAGAAGTAGTGACTGGAGTGGATTTATCGGTTGTAGTATTAGTTCCAAGTTGTCCTTGAGTTCCATAACCCCAAGTCCAAAGTTCAGGAGGTATTCCAATCTGCTGACCAATCCCAGGATAAACACTTATCAAATAATCTTTAGTGATAATTTTTTTTCCTAAATCAACTCCATTACTATCTCTAAAATTAGTTGTAGTTTCTACTCTACTCATTTTATTCTAATCCAAATCTTTGTGGTTGCTCTCTAATCACAACATCATAAACACTCTCAATCGTCTCACAAGCATCAATCTCTTGAATTTTTGATAGCTCCCAGTCAAATGCTTCTTGAACTTTTACATCAATCTCACTCACAATAGTTTGTAGTTGTTCTGTAGTAATCTCTAACCAAGTATTCTTAAACTTAAAGTTATGAGGACCGGGAGATGCTGCTATCTTGCTTGCTAATAGAAGTCTTTCTTCTCTTGAGGTTGATATTTGTACTTCTGTATTATTTAATGTAAGAGTAATCGTAGTATTTTCTTTTTCTCTTCTGTATGGTGATACTTCTTGGTTTCTAATGTTTTTAACTTCTTCTAAAGTTTTATCTATGATTGGATAAGTTAATAGAACTTTTACTGGAACATCATTCTCTTTGATGATTTCCCAAGTGAGATTTCCTACATTATGATATTTTGCGTCGTGTGATGGTACATCTTTTTCTATTAGAACAAGATGAGTTTGATTGTCTGAAAAATGAATGGGAAGGTCTTTGTAACTTTGAGGAGAAATACGGTCTTCTATCTCAAGATCTTCTAACTCTGAATTAATATATCTAACATTGAACCCCATTGGTCCAAGTATTAATGAGTTGTTATGAATGAGTGCGATTTCCATTGTATTTTTTTAGATATTTATGAGAGTGGGTATTCGGGACTGATACCTGCTGTGACTGCTGCACAATGATTACCACCAGCACTCACTTGTTTCCAGTTGGTTCCACCAGCAAATGTTGTGACTGGAGTGGATTTATCGGTTGTAGTATTAGTTCCAAGTGCAACTCCTTGACCCCAAGTCCAAAGAGTTCCATCAGTCTTGATTGCTGCACAATGAGAATCAGCACCACTCACTTGTTTCCAGTTGGTTCCACCAGCAAATGTGGTGACTGGAGTGGATTTATTGGTTGTAGTATTAGTTCCAAGTTGTCCATAATTTCCACGACCCCAAGTCCATAGAGTTCCATCGGTCTTGACTGCTGCACAATAAAAACGACCAGTACTCACTTGTTTCCAGTTGGTTCCACCAGCAAATGTGGTGACTGGAGTGGATTTATTGGTTGTAGTATTAGTTCCAAGTTGTCCATAATTTTCACGACCCCAAGTCCATAGAGTTCCATCAGTCTTGATTGCTGCACAATGAAAAAAACCACCACTCACTTGTTTCCAGTTGGTTCCACCAGCAAATGTGGTGACTGGAGTGGATTTATTGGTTGTAGTATTATCTCCAAGTTGTCCATAATTTCCACGACCCCAAGTCCAAAGAGTTCCATCAGTCTTGATTGCTGCACAATGATTACTACCAACACTCACTTGTTTCCAGTTGGTTCCACCAGCAAATGTGGTGACTGGAGTGGATTTAGCGGTTACAGTATTATCTCCAAGTTGTCCTAAAATTCCTTGACCCCAAGTCCATAGAGTTCCATCAGTCTTGATTGCTGCACAATGCTTATAACCAGCACTCACTTGTTTCCAGTTGGTTCCACCAGCAAATGTGGTGACTGGAGTGGATTTATTGGTTGCAGTATTAGATCCAAGTTGTCCTTGAGTTCCATAACCCCAAGTCCATAGAGTTCCATCAGTCTTGATTGCTGCACAATGAAAACCACCACCAGCACTCACTTGTTTCCAGTTGGTTCCACCAGCAAATGTGGTGACTGGAGTGGATTTAGAGGTTACAGTATTATCTCCAAGTTGTCCTTGAGTTCCACCACCCCAAGTGAATAACTCATCACCAATATACTGGTCTATTAGTTGATACTCGGTTACAAAATAATTTTCTAAATCACCTTCTGGCGAATTAAATTGATTAGGCATTTAATTTTCTCTCCAGTTCTTCTATGCGAACTTGTTGTTCTTTAATGGCTTCTATGAGCACACCAACAATGTTTCCGTAAGAAACTGTCTTTAATCCTTGATCATTTGTGGTTACAACTTCTGGTAGTACTTGTTCCATTTCTTGAGCAATTACACCGACAGATCCTATATTATGACCATCAATCCAATCATAATAAACTCCATTCATTTGGGATACAATATATGTAGCATTCTTAACAGGTCTTATATTAGTTTTTTGAGTTTCGTCAGAAAGTGATGTGAATACTGTTGCTGATAAAGTTCCAGATGAAGGATTGAATGAAAGTTTTGTGGTTGATACTTTAGATGCAGTAATAGTTCCTGATGTTGTTTGTGTGAATATTGGATAAAATGTTTGATCTGTTGTACCATCATCAGCAACAGTAGAACCAGCAGAAACTCCAGTCAGGTTTGCACCACTACCACTAAAGCTTGTTGCTGTTACAACACCAGTTACATTAATACCTGAAGAGTTTATTGTAACTCCAGAACCAATCACTGCAGAGTTAGTAACATTAAGAGTTCCTGTAGTGATTGCAGTACTCACAATATTTGCAGTATTTGCAATACCAGTGAGATTTGCACCAGAACCAACGAAACTAGTAGCAGTAATCACACCAGTTACATTAATACCTGAAGAGTTTATTGTAACTCCAGAACCAATCACTGCAGAGGTAGTAACATTAAGAGTTCCTGTGGTGATTGCAGTACTCACAATATTTGCAGTATTTGCAATACCAGTGAGATTTGCACCAGAACCAACGAAACTAGTAGCAGTAATCACACCAGAAACATTAATACCAGAAGAACTCAATGTAAGTCCAGTACCGACATTAATGGTATCTGTTATTCCATTCAGGGTAATACTAGAAGACCCAACAGTGAGAATACCAGTAACTCGTGCATTTCCCTCTACTAATAATGCAGTGGTACCAATACCAATCTTAACAGTACCAGATGCATTGGTAATCGTTGCTGCAGTACCAGTGAGATTGGTAATGGCTCCAGAACTACTATTAAATGTAGTAATGGTTCCAGATGTACCAGTGAGATTGGTAATAGTCCCATTAGTACTATTAAATGTAGTTATGGTTCCAGATGTACCAGTGAGATTTGTAAATGTAGAAACTCCACTAATGGACATACCAATACTAGAAGTATTTCCAGTATTTAAAACAGTTTGTAATGTTGGATTTCCTAATATACCTGTTAGATATTGTCCATCACCAAAGTAAGTAACAATACCTGATGTTGCAGTAATAATACCAGATGATATTTTTACTGTTCCTAATGTACTGATACCAGAATAATTCAGGTTAGTACCAGTTAGGTTTGTAAATGTAGAAACTCCACTAATGGACATACCAATACTAGAAGTATTTCCAGTATTTAAAACAGTTTGTAATGTTGGATTTCCTGCCATACCTGTTAGATTTGAACCATCACCAAAGTAAGTCACAACTCCTGATGTTGCAGTAACAATACCAGATGATATTTTTACTGTTCCTAATGTACTGATACCAGCAACAAATATATTATTATTAAATGTTGCAAACCCAACAAATGTAGAGACTCCTGATACATTTAGGTTGGTGATTGATATGTCATCAACATTCAGGTCACCAGTAACTCTTATGTCACCCTGAACATAAAGTGCAGTTTGTCCTGTGGATACTGGGGCACGAACATCAAGTAAAAATGCAGGGTTTGCAGTTCCAACACCTATTAGGTTTCCTACACCAAGAACTGTAAGAACTGTTCCACCAAGTCCTACATTCAATTCATTCGCAAAAGTACCAATACCACTTACATAAACATCAGTTACACCAATACCACCATTAACGTGTAGAATGTATTGTGGAACTGTGGTACCAATACCTACTTTTCTTGTAGTCGCATTAGCAATAATGAGGTCTGTGGATATTTCTAGACCATTTTTTATGACGAATGCTTTATTGATGCTCACGATTAGTTACCCCCTGATTGTTGTGATTCTTTTAATTCATATTGTTTTTTTCTTGTTTCACTTATTTTATTTTTTGTTTCTTCACTATGAGGTTTTCCCTTATTATGTGTTGGTTTTCCTTTTTTCTTTTCACTCATCAATTTCTTATTTTCTTCTGTGTGCTTTTTGCCCTTAAAAGGATTGTTTTCCTTCATTCTTTCACTATGATTTTTTTTCCATTCTTCACTGTGCAATATTCCTAAAGAAGGTTTTCTTCCTTTTCTTTTTTCTTTTAATTTTATCTTCGTTTCTTCACTTACTATAGTTCCTTTTTTAGATTCACTTACTTTCTTTTTTGTTTCTTCACTTCTTTTTATTCCAGTCAATGCTTTACTTATCTTATCTCTTATAATTTTACTTCCGTTATTGCAAAAATTTTTACTTCTATGAATATAAATGTTTGCAAAATGTGGGTTCTTATCAACTTGATAAAATTCTTGAAGTTGAATTTCTGCTAAAAATGCTTCCTCTACAGTATCAAAAATATGTAATATAATCTTCTCTGTCGGTTTAAAAGTTTTATCCATATAACTTCCCAAATA